TCTGATGGTAGTTATAGTTTATTAGTACAACACTATGTAACTAAACATGGAGGTACACTTGTGAATGGTTTTGATAATCCAGTCGAAGTTATTGTTAGAGTTCATCCAGAAGATGAAATAAACGTTGACGAGCATACTGTTGTATTTGATCCATGGAGATTATATTATACAAGTAACCCTAAAGTGAAAGTAATACATTATGGTAAAACTCGCTAGTTTAGAATACGAAACATTTCAATTAGATCCAACCTGGGATTCAGATAGTTACGAAGAACTCGATTACAAAAGAGTTGAGTACGGAGATAAACACCAATTAGCCAAGTGGGAGGCAACTGGGTTCACACACAAAAATTATACAGGTATGATGTTTAGTGACCAAGGACTAATACCTACATGGGCAAAAGACATAGGAAAAATACTAGAGTGGCAAGACTGTGGATATACTTTTTATAAAATGATGCCAGGTGATATACTTCCACCACACGCAGACCATTTTACAAAATACAAGCAACTGTTTAATATCGAAAAGAGCGATGATGTTTTACGTTGTTTAGTATTTTTAGAAGATAAAAAACGAGGGCACTTATTTGAAATAGACCAGTACAGTATGAACTGGTATAGAGGAGGTGCTGTCATGTGGAGAGGTAGAGTTCCACATAGTGCAGGTAATATAGGTTATGAACCAAGATACACATTACAAATTACAGGACATTATTAATCAAGATATTTTAGAATTGCTAAAAGATTATGGTGTTGGATGGAATAGTCCATACGATATCATTGCAGAATTCGAAAAGCGTTTAGCGAAATATACCGGTGCATCATATGTAATTACAACAGATTGTTGTACACACGCATTAGAGTTAAGCATTAGATGGTATATGCAAAAATATCCTCGCAGAACTCCGCATATAGATTTACCAGACCAAACTTATTTGAGTGTCGCTATGATGCTTAAAAAGTTAGATTTAAATTTTAAAATTGAAAATATCGATTGGATTGGTGAGTATCGTTTAGGACATTTTCCTATATGGGATAGTGCCAGATTATTACAAAAAAATATGTTTCAAGTAAAAGAAGATGAGACCGGATTTGAAGATAAAGAGTTGTTTAAATGTTTGAGTTTTGGGCACGGAAAACCATTGACTATTGGCAAAGGAGGTGCTATACTAACTAATAGTCGAGAGGCCTACGATTGGTTAATTCGTGCAAGATATGATGGTAGAGATTTGAAAGTTTCTCCATGGGATAAGGAAGATTATAAAGAAATTGGATATCATTATTATATGTCGCCAGAACAAGCGGCGATTGGTATTGTTAAATTAGATAACTACAAACAACAAGAACCAGAAAAAGTATCATATCCAAGTTTAAGTAAATGTTTTAAAATATAGGTAAGTCAATGAATATACAATCACACAACGAATGGGATCCATTAAAGACAGTTGTGTTAGGAGATGTCCGTGGTGCTAGATTTCCAAAGTACGATGATGTTTTTAACGAAGTTGCTAAACATAGCAAGTGGACAGAATCTACTCAACCAGTTGGTCCTTTTAATCAAGACATTATAGATTTAACAGACCACGAACTAAGACAGTTTGAAAAAGTATTAACTGATTACGGTGTAAAAGTTGTACGCCCAAGGCAACTAGACTTTACACAAACAGTACATGGCTATAGATATTTTGCAGATGGATTCTATAACTATTGTCCACGTGATGTTATTTTAGTTGTTGGCAATACTGTAATTGAAACACCAGTATTGTTTCACAGTAGATTTCATGAAACAGAAGCATATAGAGATATTAGACACGAAGCAATCAAGTCTGGTTGTAAATGGATAACTGCTCCACGTCATTGTTTACCTGTACACGAAGTTTTTGATGCTAAAGGTAACTTAACAGAAAATACTCCTATATTTGATGCCGCGAATGTTTTGCGTTTTGGTAATGACTTGTTATATTTAAAAAGTCAAACAGGTAACATAGCCGGCGCTCAGTGGTTAAGTACAGTACTAGGTAAAGAATATACAGTTCATATATGGGAAGATGTTTACGCATACGCACACATCGACAGTACAATTTGTGCGTTAAATGAAGGAACATTATTATTAAACAAACAAAGAGTTACTACTGCAAAACTTCCAAAGTTTTTAAAGAAGTGGAAAAAGGTTTGGATTAATGAAGTAGAAGATATGGAATTTCACAAATACCCATATGCTAGTAATTGGATTGGTATGAACGTATTCAGTATTAATCCTAACACAGTAGTTGTCGATCCTCGACAAACAAATTTAATTAAAAAATTAGAAAAAGCAAAATTTGATGTTATACCTGTACAACTAACACACAGTCGTACACTAGGTGGTGGGCATCATTGTTGTACATTAGACTTGGAGAGAGAATGTTAACATTAGGAGTTAGTGCAGGATTTCATGATGCAGGTTTGGCTGTAGTTGAAGATGGGGAAATTTGTTTCGCTGGACATAGTGAACGTTATAGTAAAAAGAAACACGATAAAGATTTATGTGAAGCCATTATTAATCAAGCAAACAGTTATATGGACGGCTATGGACCGTTTGATGCTATTGGCTTTTATGAAACCCCGTGGTTAAAGAAGACAAGAGAATTATATGCTGGACAAGGAATGTTTGGCGACCGTAGTAGTACTTGGACTACACGAGGTGCATTAAAGAAACAGTTTGGTAAGTTACTTCCAAAAACACACGCAATTAAAACTTATAGACATCATCAAACACACGCCGCGGCTGGCTTTCAAACTAGTCCATTTGAAGAAGCAACTGTAGTTGTTATCGATGCCATCGGCGAATGGGAAACTATTACAATATGGCACGCCTGGTATGATGAAAATATGGAAGCACAATATAAAAAGTTGTGGAGTCAAAAGTACCCACACAGTATCGGATTGTATTATAGTGCATTAACAAATAGACTTGGCTTACGTCCATTAGATGAAGAATACATTATGATGGGTATGGCAGGTTGGGGTGAACCAAAACATAATGCAGAGATTGATAAACTTATTTGGGATTACAGTGATGCTAGAGTAACAAATAATTTACATATTGGTATTGATGAAGAATTTTTAAAAGATGCTAACGAAATGGATATTGCCGCTAGTGCTCAAGCAGTATGTGAAAAGTTAATTGATAATGTAATGGCTAGAGCAAGAGGTTTTAATGTAAGTCGCAATCTAGTTTATATGGGAGGTGTTGCTCTTAACTGTTTATACAATAGAGGACTAGGACATTTCTTTGATAACATATGGATCATGCCTAACCCAGGCGACTGCGGAAGTAGTTTAGGTGCCGCGGCACTTGCCTATGGTAGTAAGTTACATTGGAATGATAATCCTTTCTTAGGTACGCCTATACCTGGTGCATATCCGACTGATGCGATTATAGACGAATTACAAAAGAATAAAATTGTAGGAGTAGCAAGTGGTAAAGCAGAATTTGGTCCAAGAGCATTAGGTAATAGAAGTTTACTTGCTGATCCAAGAGGTCCTGAAATTAAAGACAAAGTAAACGAAATTAAACGTAGGCAAAAGTTTAGACCTTTTGCTCCTATGGTGTTAGAAGAACACGTTCATGAATATTTTGAAATGCCACCGCAAATGCAAACAAGTCCATATATGCAAGTGGTTGCAAAATGTAAAAAGCCAGATGAGTTTCCTGCTATTATACACGTTGACGGAACAAGCCGTGTACAAACAGTAGGTAAAGACTTTCCTAGCGGTGTTAGAGAACTTTTAGAGAAATGGTATGTACTTACAGGTTGTCCTATATTACTTAATACAAGTTTAAACATTAGAGGAGAACCTATGGTTGATGACAGAGCAGATGCAGATAGATTTGAACAAGCATACGGCGTAAAGGTTTGTAGTTAATGTACGATATAATTTTTATGAGTTATGAAGAACCTAATGCTGATAAGCATTGGGATATTGTAAAGAAAAAGTTTCCGTGGGCAAGAAGAAGTCACGGAGTTTTAGGTTTACCTTATGCACACCAAGCCTGTGCAAAAATGGCTCGTACAGAAATGTATTATGTTATAGAAGGTGACAACTTAATAACAGAAGAATTCGACCCAAGTTTTAAACCAGACAAGTACGGCAAAGACGCAGTATATGTTTGGAGAGCTCGTAATGGAGTTAATGACTTGGTATACGGATACAGTGGAATAAAACTATTTCCAACAGAGAAAGTTTTAGCAGTTGATCCAGACAACGTTGTAGACTTTACTACTGCAATTAGTACAAAGTTTGTTCCTTATCAAGTAGTTGGCAGTACTGTACATTATGATACAGATCCTTTTAATACTTGGAAAGCGGCATTTAGAGAATGTGTTAAGTTAAGCAGTAAAGTTATACCTGGACAAAAAGATGCTGAAACAGATTTAAGATTAAACACTTGGTGTACTGTAGGTAAAGGAGACTTTGGAGATTATAGTATTGCAGGTGCGTTAGCCGGATCCGAATATGGCAAGTATGCACACACCGGCGACTATAAAAATATTAACAATTGGCAATGGCTAAAGGAACGTTTTGAGCAAGAAACAAATTAACTTTGTAGACGACAACGACTTCCTAGGTCGTATGACTTTACTTACCGGAGACAAGTTGTTTAACGACTTGCGTAAAGCAAGTGATAACTATGATGCTGATTTTACAGATGCATTAAGTTGGGGACAATTAAAAAGCAAACGCTGGTTAGTAAACGAGTTACAAAACACAGGCAAAGAACTTCGCACAGTGTTTGTTCTAGGCGGTTGGTATGGAACTTTAAGTGCTATGTTGTTTAATAGTAATATGGTTATACACTATATAAGAAGTTTTGATATTGATGAAAAATGTCAACCTATTGCTGATGCTGTCAATAACACATATGTACAAAACGATTGGCAGTTTAAAGCAATAACAGAAGATATGTTTAACATCAATTACGATGCTCATACTTGGAGTTGTTGGAGTATAAAAAATAATCGTAATAGTTTTCCTATTACAGATAGACCAGATACAATTATTAATACAAGTTGTGAACACATCAAAGACTTTACTAAGTGGTATGACATGATACCAAAAGGTAAACTTATATGTTTACAGAGCAACAACTATGTTGCTATAGATGACCATGTTAATTGTGTGAACAGTTTAAAAGAGTTTGAGCAACAAGCACCTATGTCTAATGTTTTATACGAAGGCGAGTTAGATTTAGGCAAATACACAAGGTATATGAGAATTGGAATTAGATAACTTAACAGTTAGAGATTTACAAAAAGAAAGTGCTCGTGCGTTAGCAACTATGGATGCAACTAGTGTTAACATTCATCAGTTTAATAAACAAGCACACCATAATAGCCACAATTGGTACAAAGCAGTTATCAATTGGTATGTAGAACAACATGGCGACTTACCAAGTAAGGTGGGCCCTGGAAAGGAAATTAAATTGTTATGGGAATAGTTGTAGTCAAATATACTAGTGCAATATTAATATTAATTGCAATGGTTCTTCACGTAGCAGGTATAACACCATGGAACAGTATTATACAAATGCTAGGCGCGGCTGGTTGGATTTATGTAGGATATAAATGGAATGAAAAAGCCATTATATTAAATTTCTTGCCACAGTTTTTTATTATTGTTCCTATGTTAATTTGGATATATTGGATAGCAAAATGAAATATACTATAACAGATATTGGCGGAGAAGTAGTTAAGGATAACGAAACGTATCTGCTAAAAGATAACAAAACATTAAACAACCTGGTATTAAGCAGTACAGACTTAAAACCTAATATGAGTACTAGAGGCCATGCTCATGTAGGGCAGGAAGAAGTTTATTATTTTGTAAAAGGTTACGGTACAATGGAACTAATAGATACTAACGGAGTAAAGACAGTTCACAAAGTTGAACCAGGCTCAGTTGTATTAATTGAAGATGGACACTTTCACAGAGTTCATGCAAGTGAACAAGGTTGTTATTTTGTTTGTGTGTTTGATGGTAAAAGAAATCATTAAATGAAAAAAGTAGGAATAACATTTAGTACATTTGATTTGCTACACGCCGGACACGTTGCTATGTTGCGTGAAGCAAAAGACCAATGTGATTATTTGATTGTAGGCTTACAAAGTGATCCTACAATAGATAGACCTGACACAAAGAATCGTCCAATACAAACTATGTTTGAAAGATATTTGCAACTCAAGGCAGTTCAGTATGTAGACGAAGTTGTTCCTTATCAAACTGAAAGAGACTTAGAAGACATACTAGAAACACTGCCTATTAACATTCGTATACTAGGCGAAGAATACAGAGACAAAGACTTTACAGGTAAAGACATATGTCGTAAAAGAGGAATAGAACTTTACTTTAATAAAAGAGATCATAGGTTCAGTACTAGCGATCTTAGAAAAAGAGTTTGTGATGTATAAGATAACTGATATAGATACAATCCATTTAGAAGTTACGCAGAAGTGTCAAGCGGCTTGTCCTATGTGTGATAGAAATATGAATGGACAAGGTATCAATCCGCATATTAATTTAGATGAACTAACCCTACAAGATTGTAAAGATATCTTTACACCAGACTTTATTAAACAATTAAAGTCAATGTATATGTGTGGTAATTTAGGTGATCCTATTGTTGCTACAGATACATTAGAAATATTTGAATACTTTCGACAAAACAATCCGACCATTCATTTAAGTATGAACACAAATGCTGGTGCACAAAAAGAAGACTGGTGGATTAAACTAGCACAAGTATATGGCAAACACGGACACGTTATTTTTAGTGTAGATGGTTTGCGAGATACTAATCATTTATATAGACAAGGTGTAGTATGGGACAATGTAGAAAGAAGTATGCGAGCCTTTATTAAAGGTGGTGGAAGAGCTCGTTGGGACTTCTTAATATTCGAACATAATCAACATCAAGTAGATGAAGCAAAAGCACTAGCAGATGAACTAGGCTTTGAAAGTTTTGTTAGTAAGAAGACAGGGCGTTTTGTTACTGCTAATACTGAAGCAAAAGAATCTCATCAAGCAAAAGACCGTAAAGGTAAAGACAGTACAGAGCTCAAAAAGCCGGACACCAAATATTTAAACAAAGCATTACAACAACAAGAAGAATTAGTCAACAGACACGGTAGTATGGATGCCTATTACGATAGTGCATCAATTAGATGTAAAGTATCTAACGATACTACAAAAAGTCTTTATATTAGTGCGGAAGGGCTCGCACTTCCTTGTTGTTGGACCGCTGGTCGTATGTATAAATGGTGGCATAAAGATCCTAAAAAGGAAGAACCTATTTGGGATTTTATAGAACGTGCAGGCGGTAAAGATTCTATTAATGCAAAACACGGACTAGACAAAGTATTTGCAACTGGTGTATTTGACGATATAGCAAACAGTTGGACAAAGTCTAGTTGTGCTGATGGCAAACTAAAAGTATGTGCAATGAAATGCGGATCAGAGTTTGATCCATATGGAGAACAGTTTAAGTAATGAGTGAAGAAATTATTAAAATAGATAATACAACTGAAAAGTCATTTCAAGTTACTTGGGACGTTGGTCGTAGATGTAATTATGATTGTACATATTGTCCACCACATAGACATGATAACGTTAGTCCTCACGCATCATATGATAAACTAGTTAAAACATATGACTTTGTTAGAGAGTATTTTGAAATTGTTAACAGTTATACTAAAATAGATCAAAAGCTCAGTTTTAGTTT